ATGATACTGGTCATCTCAAAGGAAAAGAACTGAATGTATATTTTCATAAAGATGGTGAGTACACACGTGCTCTAAAACAATGTGCACCAACATGCTTTAAGAATATCATTGAGGAGTTTAATGAATCTGACGTAGAATACTGGAAAGGTCGTGCTGAAAAGTTTTATACAGATTATGTTCTGAATAAAGGTAATGGCACTACACATCCTGTTGCTACAGAAGTTGAAACTGAAACAGCAGAAATTCCCTTTTAAGGGATAATCTCTTAACATCCAGGGGGAGGTATGCTGTAGCGCTGCTCCCCCGATGTTATGTCTAAAGATAACAAACTAACACTTTTAATAATGCTATGGATACTAGATAAACTAGTCATGGCAATAATGCTTTATTTTATATAAGGAGAGAAAATGGTCAACTGTAATAGAGGCTGTGGGGCTACAGACCTTAGATGGAAAGTAGTTCAAGGCAAATATAAACTCTTTAATAACAACGACTTACTCCATATCTGTAATGATGGAGTTCAAGCATCAGAACTAGCACAGGAAAAAGCAACTGTATCAATACTAAATGAACTTGGTATAACTGAACCTGCGCTAATACCCGCAGCAGATGTCGCTGCAAACAATAAACTATTAATACAAAAGGACTTAAATCTACATGTTGGTGAAGCTAATGGAGATGCCTCAAAAATGTTTACAATTAATAGCACTGCTAGTGGCATCGCTGTTACTGGTGATGACAAGCATAATGCTATTTACATACCGAAAGTTGCAGTCTCTGAACTGGCGAAAGCATTAATAGACTTTATCTAATGCTTAGTCCTCTACAGATAAAGAGAATTCTAAAACATTGTGAAAAACTAGATGCAACATATGGGGATGCTATACCTAGAAGACTACACTCAGAATGGCAATACAATAGAGGCTGGATGGAAGCACTAAGATTAGTACTTGAAACTGATACTAAGTCCATAAGAAACACAATCTTAAAGGAGAAAGAATGAAACTTGATTTTCATCACAAATACGTTAACTATCTAACTGAAAATGGATGGTTAGATCATTGGACAGCTATTCACATGGCAGCTGGAGCTTTTATTTGTAAAATTGCACTATGGTGCGGAGCTTCAAGCTTAAGTGCGGTAATATGGGTAGCTGTTATTGGAATATTATGGGAACTGTTAGAATGGATTGTAGAAAACTGGCAACCATATGGTTCAAAAGAAAGATGGCTTAATAATACTATATCAGATTTAGTTGTAGAAATAGGATTGGCCATATGGATAGTTATTTAAAAGACTTAGTATTACTTTGGCATAAAACCCAAGTTGGTAATATACACAAATGCAGAGAGAAACAACTTGAATTCTCTGATATAATGTGGAAACTGTATGAAGAACTAAAGGATAAAGAATGAAGAAACTAAGAAAGTTAAAACCATTAAAAGAACATAGTACTATAAAAAAGATTAAAAAAGCAGCTAAAAAACGTAAAGAACGTAAAACTCTTTATCCTTTTGGTTTTGAATATAGGAGTGACAGAAAATGATCAGAGAATTTGCTTTTGGCCTGGGTAGACGGCATTACTTTGAGGATTCGTCCAATATGGTTAAATGGATGAATCTTACAAGTGATACCTATATGTCATTATATGAGTATGATAATGATGTTAAAGACTACTTTGCCAAAAATAAGAAACTAGCTGGTTATGATGGAAAGATATACATACCTGAAGAGTTCATACTGGATATTGATGGAGGTAATCCAGATGATGCTCAGAAGAAGGCTATAGGACTTAAGATACTCCTTGGAGATCTAGACGTTCCTTTTAAAGTATTCTTTAGTGGTACTGGCTTTCATTTTCACATACCCAGCTCATCCTTTACATACAGGCCGCATAAGAACTTGCATGCTAAAGTAAAGGAAATACTCACATCACACGGTATATTCGAATATGCCGATCCGGCTGTAACAGATAAACTGAGACTGATACGGGTTCCCAATACTAAGAATATGAAGTCTGGATGCTATAAAGTAGAGCTTAAAAATGGCATGCTGGAAGGTTCTGTTAACGAAATCATAGAGTATTCTCATCAAATTAGGGAACTATCTGATGTATTACTAGAATCCCAGCCTGTCTTCAATGTTCTTATTAGCGAAGAGGAAGTTAAACAACATACACAATATACACAGATATCACAAGGAAGATCGCCTGATCCTTCTTTATATCCATGTATAGGTGGTATGTTAGAGTCTATTCCTATGGGAAAACGACATGTTGTAGCTTTACGGTTATCTGCCTGGTTAAGATGGCTCTATCCGGAAGAAACCGTGAGACTGATAATGGAAAACTGGCGAAAGCAGGTAAGTGGAAATGAGAAACCGTTTGCTACTAAAGAGATGGATTCTATTATCCGTAGTGCTTATGAAGCTCATAATGGCCAAGGTAATAAGTTTGGCTGTAGTGACCCTATAATGGATGAATATTGCAAGAATACCTGTAGATTGTATCGCAATAAGAAAAGTCAGTCTATTATGGATGCTAATGATATGGAGACCAACCTGATAGAGTTTTATAAGTCAGATGTTACTCCACTTAACATAGGCAAGCTATATGGAGGTAACTTTCCAGTTTATCCTGGTGAAGTAGTTATACTACAAGCACCACCTAAGTCTATGAAAACCATGCTCTTACAGAACTGGATGGTAGCATTTAAGGTACCAACTTACTTTCTGGAGATGGAAATGTCACCAAGACAGATATGGTCAAGATTTGTAATGATAGAGAAAGGTTGGAGCGAAGAAGAGCTCATAGAGCATTATAGATCCTTCCAAAATGGCCAGGATAAGCACTTTCAGTGGCTTATGGTTAATTACTCTGCAATTGGGGCTAGAGACCTAGAAAAGACCATATTGACACTTCCTGTGAAGCCTAGGCTTGTTGTGGTAGACCATATGGGTTTACTACAAAGTGGCCTTAAAGACCCCAATATGAAGGTAGAAGAGGCATCGCAAGCTATGATGGAACTTGCAGTGAAGCACAATATTATAGTATTTGCAGTAAGCGAGATCAATAAAAGTGCCATGAGAGATGGACTTAATATCTTCTCTTCTAAGGGCTCATTCAGAACTGCTTATAATGCAAATAAGATACTTTCCCTGATACCTAGAACATCTAAGGAGACTGGTATGATCGAAATGCTGGATCTACGTTGTGAGGCTAATAGGGAAAGAGAAAACTTGAACGTAAGATTAACACTAGATAACGTGAGGATACAACATGAATCACACACAAATGTCTGAAATGATGGAGAGAATCATGAATAAAGTTAATACAATGCGCGATGCTGGACAGAAAGAATATGCTCATGATACAAAGGATGTATTTGCTAACTTCAATAGAATCAGTGACTTATTACAGACAGATAGAAAAAAAGTACTTATGACTTATATGCTTAAGCATGTTGATGGGATAGCTGCTTATGTTAAAGGTCATAAATCACAGAGAGAGAACGTGACAGGTCGAATCACGGACTGTATAGTATACTTAATGCTCCTATGGGGAATGATAGAGGAAGAAGATGGTACTTTTGATAAAGAACACAACGACGAAGCTATGCTCGATGTGCTTAAAGATGCCGCCAGGGTCTCGAAGCAGGAAATGGAACAACTATCTGTGGATAACGGATTGCTCCCATCTGGCGGGATATACTCTGAAAGTGATCTGCAGAAAGTGCGCGAGACGGGAGATTGGCTCGAAAAGTCTGAAGAAGTGGGCACTACTTAATGATAACCCAATCACGCTTCCTGAAGAACTCGGCATACGATAAAGATATGGAACATGAACCTATGTTTAGAGGTACTGTTGATATTGTTGGTAAGGTCTATGATGGGGAGATTTTCAGAGAAATAGAGTATGGTAAGGAGGTATTAGTACTATGCCTGAAGATAGAAAAGGACGATGCTCCGTTCTAACATGCAAGCATTGTGGAGCTGATATAGGACCGAAACCAGAAACTATCAAGAATGCTCTAAAAAGGATCGGAATGCATATAGAGAAAGGAAAGAATGGCAAAGAATGCAAGAAGTAGTAAAGCTAAGGGGAGAAGACTCCAGAACTTTGTTAGAGATAAGTTAAGAGACATATACTTGCCTGAACTGCATGAGGATGATATTAAGTCCCAGACGATGGGAATGACGGGAGAAGATATTATCCTCTCACCTGCAGCTCGTAAGATATGTACGTTCAGCTTTGAGTGTAAGAATGTAGAAAGACTACAGATGTGGCAAGCTATAGAGCAATGTGAAGCTAATAAGCCTGAATGTAGCGCTCCAGCTATAGTCTTTAAGAAAAATGGTAAAGATCCATACATAGCAATACCATTTGAGGTATTCTGCAGTATGTTACAACATCAATACGATACAGGAGGTATCAATGAGCAAAAGAAATAATCACCTTAAAGTACTACTAATGGAATATGTTCAAAGCGTTCTACAAATGACTGATAGTGTGACCACTAAGAACATTAACCAGGTAGTATCCCTGATAAAGGCTAATGTTAGGGTGTTAGAAAATGATGTTAGGCAGAGTTTTAATAGACAAGATAATCAAGATTTTGACTATAAAGAGCTTAACTAATGCCTATGCCACAACACTGTATAGACTGTGATAAGATAGCTGTAGTTCTAGATAATACAATACCTTATTGCGTAAGATGCTATAGCAAGGAAAGCTCTCAAAAATCAACCTATAGGGGAGGGCACCTTTCTAAAAGAAAAACGAAAAGTTAGTATATATGGACATGCTTTTTCGTTAAAAACGAATCAGGAGTGCTGGCTAGTTACCATTTACCAGCCAGCATTCCTTCCAGAACATTAACTGCTTCTTGATTCTTTCTTTTCTTACGCTTCTTCTCTACTCTAGGTAGAGCTGGACCTACACTGCCTATTCTTTCACCAGTATACATCCAGTTTACGGGGGAGTATGGGTTATTATATAACCAATCTTTTCTTACTTTATAAATAGGATCATCTGAGTCACGCATCCAATCAAAGAGATGCTTAGGTTTATACATACCTGTTTCTACTCTGAACATTCTTTGATGTTGATCCTTTAAAAATGCTGGTAAAGTATGCCATCCAGTACGAGCTCCTTGTACATTAGCAACACGTGCCACTTTGTACCACCAGTCTGGATCATCAGGGTCATATCTCATCTTCATAGTTTCCTGTAATTCCTCTGGAGTGCTATCATATACATCAAATAGATCTGCAATAGTAAGCACATCTGATATAAAAGGACCAAGGTTACCTGCTAATACCCCCTTACCAAAGAACTGTCCATATTTATCTTCTAACTGTTCAGGATCATCCTCATCTGCTGTATAAAACTTTAAGAATCTTTGTGCTGTGTCATATGTTTCATTCTGTACAAGATTACCAAAATCTACGTTCAAAGCTACTGATGCAACTGGTACTATAAGTGAATATAATGACAAGTAACGCATTGCTGCCTGAATCTCTGGCATTATTCTAGTCTGACCTTCAGAGGTAGTTTCAAATAGTCCATACTTACCTGCTTTAGAAGCACGCTTAGCATCCTTTATCATCTGCCATTGTAGATCCCAGAGTGCAAATCTATATGTCTGGAACTGTCCTACTACCTTACCAGTCTTAGTTTGTAATGCTTTAGCCTTAGCCCAGTTATCATACTCAA